ATGGCTACCAAACAAGTTTTTGAAAGAAAATCACGAACAACATTTGGTAAAGATTCATAGTTTCTTGATATATTAATTTTTTGATAAGGAGACAATTATGTCATCAAGTGCAACTCCTCACGGAGCTAGACCAGTTGGTACTATTGTTGGAAGTCCATATCAAGGAAAAGTTACACATTATAAAATTAAAAATGCGTATGGTACATCCATATTCTATGGCGATTTTGTAAAATGGGGTGATGACAATCCAAATACCACTATCCAAAAAGATACTGGTACTACAGCTTGTACACCTATAGGTGTTTTCCTTGGTTGTGCTTACACAGACCCAACAACAGGTCAATTCACACCAAATCAATATTTCCCAGCATCAACTGCTGCGGATGATATTGTTGCATATGTTGCTTCTGACCCATTCATACTAATGCAAATGCAATGCGATGGTGCAGCCGACCAAGACGACCTTGGTAAGAACTGTGCTGTTGTGCAAACTGCAGGAAGTACAGCAATAGGCACAAGCAAAAATTCGGTTGATATATCTACTGTAGCAACCACTAACACACTACCTGTTAAAATCGTTGATTTTGTTGACGGACCAGATAGTGCAGTTGGTGATTCTTACACAGATGTATTAGTAATGTTTAATGTCGGACACCAGTTGTTAAATACAACAGGTATAGGTTAAGGAGTAAATTATGGCAGCTATTTCAAGAGCTAACGAGTTAAAACAACTCTTACCTGG